ATCTTTATCTGACTTAAATGTATCATAGAATACATAATCTATTCCTTCAGAAACACAAGTATTTTCTATAATTTGTTTCAAGTCTTTGTCAGAATAGTCTCCACCTGTTTCTACAATTCTAATTTTGTCTTTCATTTCTTTGTCTATCCAACGAGCAATACTTTTAACATTTCTATATTCTGTAGAAAGCTTTTCTAATTTTTCTTTATATTCTTCTATGGTCTCATTAGGACATCTAATAACTTTTCCATCAATAATATCATCTCTTGTTAAATGTATTGCATCTGCTTCATATACTCCATTTTGAATGTCAACTTGGTTTTTTCCATATTTTCCTACATCTATTCCGTGAAGAGCAATTATATCTGGATTGTTAATTGTTGTTGTAATTAGACAGATACGCATTTCTTCTTCTGTCATCTCGTTGGTAATAATTAAGATTTTTTTCTTTTGAACAAAAGCCAAATGAGCAATTATTCTAATTAAAAATCTTGATTTACCAGCATTAGATAACATTCCCCAAGCCCAGAATTGTCCTAAACGAACACCTTGAAATATTTGTGTCATTATTGGAAATGGTAAATCTAATCCTTGTTCTGGTTTTTCTAGCTTTGCCTCAATGTAATCTTCACATCCACTTGTAAGGTCTTTTACTTCTTCTCCATTAGCAAGTTTTGTATATACTTTTCCAAATACATTGTATGCTTCTAAAAGAATATCTCTTGGTTTCTTTTCAGCAAAATCAGAAGTTTTAACAATATTCTCCATTAATCCTTTAAGACCTTTTCTCCAGAATTCCCTTACTAAAGAATATTTTTTTACCATATTATAGTAATTCTCTATGTTTTCTAATGCGTTGTTACTTTCTGCCATTTTTATAACATAGCTTACCCATTTATATCCACCATATTTTTGATATACTTTTGCTCTGTCTTTATTGTCTGCCATATATGCATTTACTGTTTCTGGTGAAATTTTCCAATCGGTTCTTTTTCCCATTCCAATAAGAGCATAGTAAAAGAAGACTGTTGAATCTGCTGTAAAATCATATTTTGGATTAATAAATTCTTCATATTTTTTTGCATATTTTGGGTCTAAATATAATGCTCCTATAAATGTCAGCTCTGTAAACATTGACCTTAATGTTTCAGGCATTTCTTTTAATAGTGCGCTGTTAACAGCATCGTTCATTTCAACAAATTGATTTTGTGAGTTTATTGTATATTCTAGGCTTCCTAATTCATCAAAGTTCAATTTCTTCTACCTCCATTTTAATCATCTTTAAATAGACTTGCGATATAACTATCGTCTTCTTCATCATATTCTTTTGTTTGTTCTTCGGCAAATCTTGATGCTCTTTCAATTTCTTTTTGTCTTTCTTCATCTTCGCCATTGTCTTCAATAGGTCTAATGTATTTTCTAGCATCAAGTATTTCTCCCTCTGTTCTTTCATCCTGTTGCATATACCATTTCTTTTCTTGTTTTGAATTGTATTCATCTATATTAAGTACAACTACAGCTAAGTCATATAAGATTCTTTGATTTGCATTTGGTGGTGCATTTCCTTTTTTTACCTTATTCATATAAATTCCCATCAAATCATCTTCATAGAACATAAACATCTCTAATAGTTTTTCGTAAGATATAACAAGACCACCATAATCTTTATGTTTTCCTTCATTTAAATCCTTTATAGATTTAATAAGTTTTTTAGATAAAACGGATGCTCCATAATGTCCCATTAAATAGTTTTCTAGTCTTTCTCTTCCTTGTCTTGTTTCTTTAGCAGTACTCATTTCATCTTTTTTTAGAATACCTTTTTTCCTACTATCTTCTATTTTCTTTTCTCTACGTTCTATAGATAAATTTATTTCTATTTGTACTTTTTCCTCATCTTTTTTAAATTTTCTTCTTAACCAAGCAAGCAAACATTCATAGTGATGTGGCTGTCTTTCAAAATAATATGGTAATTCTCCAGTCATTTCATCAAGTTTACCATTAATTGTTATTGTTCTACAAATTAATGTATGTTCGTTGTTCCAAGCCTCTATTTCTTCCCTTTCTTTAGGAGTTAGCTTTCTGCCTCTTGGAATGGCTTTTCTTTTTCTACAATGCGCACAATATATATTAGTAATTACTCTTTTTGTAATAATGGTTGAAGCCATTGTTATTCCTCCCTTTAAAAAACAGGGCATACAAATTAAATCTGTACGCCCCACTTATCAAATATTAGTCTAAAACAACTTTATTTTCTTTTGCCCAATTTAGGACAATATCTTTAACTTTTTGAAGGGATTCTACATCTTTATAATTGTCTGGATTTTTTTCTTTTATTCCATTGTCTGTATATAGTTTAGAAAGTTTTGTCATTAAAGTTTTATCTTTGTCTTGGTTTCTAATCTTTGTAATGATATCTTTCATCTCAATTTTTAAACTATCTAAACTTTTGATTACTTCTTCTGTTAAAGTAAAGTCTTTTTCATTTAAACTATCTTCTCCAACAGATTTTACAAGTTCTTTTACTTGAAGTTCTTTATCTTTTTCTATTGCTTCTTGTATTGTATTTTTTATAATAAATTCTTCTCTATCAACATTTTTGTTAATAACTTTTTGCCAGTCTAGTAAGCTAGGACATTCAATAATTTCATTTTGTTGATGTACACGAGTTCTATCTTTGTTAATAATTTGCGCACAAACAACTCCATCATCATTGATAAAAGTATGTAGAACTGTTTTAACGTTATATCCCATTTCTTTAAATCCTTTTGCTACTACTTCTCCTGTATCAATCATTTGAATTTGACCATTAATTTTTTCTGATTTAGTTACTTTCTTTTCTCTTGAAGTTACTACGAAATGTTTTCCAGAAGCCATTAAATCAAGAAGAATTTCTTTTCCTCTATGGTCTATTTTTTGATAGTCTTTTATTTCTATTCCTGCTGTTTCAACTGCAACTGCTTTTGCTGCTCCAACAACACCATTGTTTTGTGCTTTAATTGCAGCTCTTTTTTCTGACATTTGGATTGTTGATTGTTGAACAACGTCGTGTAAAACAGACATAGAATCTATAACAATTGCATCTGGAATAAATACTGAACCATCTGCATTAAGAATTTGTTCTTTAATATTCTTTCCTTCTTCGTCAATATACTCATTTATAATTGGATTTTTTGCATTAGCATTTGTTGCTTGTTTTATAAAGTTTTTTACTTCCTCTAATGATACTGTATTAAGAATTACTATATTGCTTGTGTCAGTCCCTTCTTCTTCCCAAGCATTTAATAAGTCATCTATTGACCCGTTTTCTGTATCTAAGTATAATACTTTCATTGGGTCTCCTTTTTCATTAACCATCTTTCCTAATTCTGCTGCTAATGATGATTTCCAAGTTCCCATATCTCCATAAATTAAGAAACCTAATTTTGATTGGACACTTTGTCCTCCACGTCTCATTTGAGCCATATTAAAATCCTTCCTTTCTATTAATAATCATTTCCAAACCAACATACAATAATAAGGTCTTCTCCATTTTTTGTTGTATAATGATTTATGTCATATTCTAAATTTTTTGCATCATCATACTCTTCAAAATTAAGAGGAATGTCTTCGTCATATTCTGATATTAATTCGTATGTTTCTATATCTTCGACATCACATTTGTATTTTGTTGCAATATCTTGTTTAACTTTTGATATAATTTTTTCACTTTCTTCTTTTGAAACAAATTCATCTTCCCATCTATATCTTAAAATATCTCCATTTTTCCATTGTTCAAATTCTTCTGGAGTTACTATTACCATTGAATGTGTAGAGCTACTATTTGTTTCAAATACATTTAATCTAACTACTCTCATAAAATCCTCCTTTAATAAGAGTATTCTTGTGGAGCATTTTCTGTTCCACAAGAAACTAATTTAATCAAATCTTAGAATGCAAAGTCATCTGCACTTGCAACTTCTCCAAATTCTGATTTTGGATTAATAAATTGAGTTATAAATGCATCTACATTTTCTTCTGTGTATGTATCATTGTTAGGAGTTCCTGCAACAACACCAGAACAAATAAATTGTCTTGTACGTCCAGTTGCAGTTTTTCTCATTGGAGATTTTGATGTTACTGGAATTCCCCATTCATCAGTTTCTTCACTATCAGCTGATGTTTCTACAACTGCTGAATTAACTATATTTCCAAAGAATGTTGCGCTTAAATATTTTTTAGCACGTTTAAAATTATTACATACATTTATCCATTTTTCTATGTCAAAGTCTTCTGGTTGACTTGGGTCTTCTTTAAATACTAATGTTTGTCTTCCTAATCTTTGATTTCCAATAAATAGCCCTGTAATTGCTACTTCTTTGCTTCCTATTGTTTCAACTTCTTCTGCAATAACTTGTAATTCAAACATTGCTGTTTCTTTAAAGTTTTCTGCATTAAAGTCGATTGGCTCTTGAGTTAAGTATATTTGATTTGGAACAAATCTTGTAGCATTTCTTTTTTCTCCATTTTGTGTAGAATATTCTTCTACTTGAATATTTCCTCTTATATATACTGAATCTCCAACATTTAATAATTCAAAGATTTTTTCGATAGCATCATAAGTTAACATACTTTCTACTTTATTTTCTTCTTTTCCTGTTTCTTCATCTTTAACCTTTTGTAATCCAAAAGATACTCTATCAATAGGAGCGAATCCTTCTTCTTTAAATTTTAATCTATCTCCCCAAAGAACTTCTTTAGTTACTGGTTTATCATCTGGATTGCTTCCTTTTGGTCTTCCACTATAATAAACTTTGTCTGATTGGAATGCTTGAATTTGCATTCTGTGAGAAGCACCTTCATTTGAACTAACATCAAAAACAATTTTTCTCATTCCTTTTCCTGTTTTTGTTTGTTTGTTAAATCCTTCTTCTTTGTTGAAAGCTGTTACAATTCCTCTAATAGCAAATGTTCCTCTCATTACAGGAATTTCTTGTTTTACTCTTTGTTTTTCCTCTGCCATTTTTAAAATCCTCCTCTAAAAATTATTCTTAATTATTTCTTTGATTGCTGGTTTATATTTGTTCATTGTACTATAAACTTTTTTTATAGAACAATTATTTTTTTCTGCTATTGTTCTGTAATCCAAGTCATATTGAACTTTTTGAATTAAAATTGACTTTTCCAATTCAGTTAAACTTCTTTTTATTTTTGATAACATTTTTTCTAATATCCCAATAATATCTAAATCTATATTTGTAAAATCTTCTTCATAATAATCATTTTCATTTAAAGTCAATTCTTTTGTTGTTGAATTTATTTTGATTTCATTATTCAAACATTTTAGACAATATCCTTTTATATAAGGATATGCAAAAGTAGTAAATTTTACATTTTTTTCTTTATCATATCTTTGTTGAGCTTCTATTAGTCCTAAAAAACCTTCTTGGAATAATTCATTCTCTAGTTCTATTTTATAATCATTATCTGTTGTCTTACACAAGATTTTATGAACAATTGACCATACTAAGTTTTGATATTGTGTTAAATCTTCTTCAGGCAAGTTATTCACCTACCTTTTCAGCTTGGATGTCTTTTGCTTCTTGTGATAACATAAATCTAACTCTTGCTGGAGTTTCAATTACTTCAATTCCATTAATCGTTTCTCCATCTGCTAGAGCTTTTTTAAGTTCTGTTTTCTTTAGCTCTTTTGTAACTTTTATGTATTCTTCAGGAATAGTATCAATATCTACACCTTCTTTTAAGGCTACAGTTTTGTTTACTCCATCTAAGGCTAAAGTAATATTACCTAATGGTGTTGCAATTTTTTTACATTGAAGTTTTCTCATATTTTCAGACAACCTGTCTTTAAATTTATCCATTCTAATTTCTGCTGCCTTTTTTATTGCACTTAATCTTTTAATTTCTCTTGCCAAAACTTCAATTTTTGCTTGCTCCTCAATTTGGTAAGTAACAATTTCTTGAGAACTTTGCTTAATCTTTTCTGCAAGCATTGACTCAAGACGTATTCTTTCATCTTCTTCTAAAACATCTCTATCTAATAAGTCTGCAATGAATTCAAACTCTTGAGATATATTATAAAGTGTTACATCTCTCATCTTATCCACCACCTTTCTATTTTAGTTTGTATAGACAAAGGTTTGTCACTTTTTGTTAAAAAAAATAAGTCTTATGTCTATTTATTTGGTCTATATTTATTATAACACACTGACAAACCTTTGTCAAGTTAGATGGAATCCCTTGATTCCTCAAGGGTTCTAATAATCTAACTCGATATCATATTCATCATTATAATATTTATTATAATTTTCTTGAATCATTTTATCAATTTCTTCTTTATCTCCTCTATATTTCTTTTCATCTTCATCTTCATCACCTTCACATAAATATAATGTTTCTTTAGCTCTGGTTACAGCGATGTATCTTAAATTCTTTTCTTGTATATTGTCTTCTGCTGTTTTTCTTTGTGATGTATAAGGCATTAAATTATAATTTATAACAAATACTGTTTTTGCTTCTAGTCCTTTTACTTGATGAATTGAACTAACTATTACTGCATTTTCTGATGGCTCTGTAACAAAAAGTCTTGATATGAAGTTTGTAAAATCATCAACAGAAATTACAGAAGTAGTTTTTTTATCTTTAACATAATAAGTCAATAAAGATTGTATCATACTATAAATATCCATTTTTCCATTATTGATTGCACTTGCAGTCAAAGCATTTTCTGGATTTTTCATTTCTCTTTTAAATTGTTCTTTTAATTCTTCTAGTTTTGTATTGAGTTCAGCAATGTTATTACAATTCAAATTTTTAATTGATTTAATAGTATTTTCAACCAAATCTTTGTCTTTTAAATATACTGGCTTTCCTTGTTGCGCTATTGCTAAGAAAATATCTGCTAAATCCTTATTCTTTCTTGCTATTGCCATATCTCCGTGGTTGAATTAATTCTGCAATTTGTTCATTTTTTATATAATGAACTTCTCCTTCAGGAGCATTTGGTGCTGCTTCTATTGTTGGAACATCTTGTTGTGCAATTTTAATTACTTTCTTTGCACATCTATAACAAATATTTAAATCTAATTCTGTTGGATTGAATTGTCTTCTTATATTATCTATGCTATGGCAATCAGCTCCTGCAAATCCGTAAATACTTTGAGAAGAGTCTCCTACGAATAAAAATCTTGTTGGTTTTTTAACTCCATATTTTGCTGGAATCTTCATCTTTATTAATTTTCTAATAAATCTTAATTGAAGTTTTGAGAAATCTTGTGCTTCATCTACACCAACAAAACTACTATACCAAGCCAGCCAAGCTGGTAATGGAAGTTCTTTGACTACAGGAATATATAATTGCTCTGTAAAATCATAGTCTCCTCTTTCTTCATACATTGCCATTGAGACTTCTAATGCTTCTTCTCCGATTCTAGCCCAAGGCAATATTGGGAAAGGAATTTCACAATCTGCATTTTGAGAAAAATTACATAGTCCATCTTCATCAATAACTTTTTGAATAGTATCTTCATCGTCTGCTACGTATTTGCTTCTAGCCTTATCACAAGCAGTTTTTAAATCTTTTTGCATAGCCCATAGCATATCATCTGTTACTCTTTCTCTTCTTGTTTCACAATATGTTTTTAAAATTCTACCAAGTATTTTAAGAAGTTTATTTCCATTCAAATATCCTTCTTTTTTATATGGAACCTCTCTTTGTCTTAAATCTTCTAGTATTGCAGAATTACCTAAAGCATTTGTTGTCATAACTTTAAGCGTAGCAGTTCCACCTTCATCTTTCTTTTTAAGATATTTTTGTAATTCTGGTTTGCTATTTAATTCAGCTGCAATATGAGTATTAAAAGCAAGGAAAAGCATTTTTTCTGGATATCTTTCTGCAATTAATTCTAGTGTAGATGTTTTTCCTGTTCCTGCTTTTGCATTAACTATGGCATTACCAGAACCACTTAATACCCATTCTAGGATTTCTTCTTGATAGTGATTTGGTTTAAATTTTCCCATTTAGTTTTCCTCCACTTCTATTATATCTCCAAAAAAGAATTTTTGAATTAAAGGGTTGTCTGCTCCAGAATAATTTCTGAATGGAATATCATCGGAGTTTCCCCAATAACCATATTCTTTTTCTGCTATTGATTTATTCAAAACAACAATGCAAGGAATAAGTCTATTTTTCATCATATCTTTTGTATATCTTGAATTCCAATCTCCACAATAAGGTTCTAATACTGCATCATCAAAATCAAATACAAAAACTTTTTCTCCCTTTATAAATTCTTCATATACTGTTCCTGCATTATCATTATATGGAGCATCATCCCAATCATCTCCGTGCCAATCTTTTAGGTCTTTATCTCCTAATAAGAATTTTACTTGATTTCCTTTTCGAACAAAGTCAATGATTTTCATTTTCATTTTACTTCACAACCCTTCTAATTATTTTTAAAATTCTTTTTAGAAGTTTTTTAAGCATATCCATTCTTGTTACTACTCGAACTGGAACATCATATACTTTTAATTTTTTAGCTGTATAAAATATTACATATCCATCTAATATTTTATAATTTTTATTAACAACAATTTCTCCATAAAAGTGTCCATATTTTTTATAATATGCTTCCATTCCCATTACCTTATATAATTTTGGCTTGTATTGTGTCATTTTTGCTGGAACTTGTAAATCCCATAATTTCATTTTTTTTCTTTCCATATTACACCTCGGTTCCATTTTCTGTTTGTAAAAATTCATCTCTTAAATCAATAATATTTAATTTATTTCTTTCTTCCTCTGGAGCTCCATTCGGATATTTTTCTTTTAAGAAAGCTAAATAGTAATTTTCCATTGGAGTTGTTAAAGAACTTGTAAACTTTCCTGTTCCTGTTGGATTTTTTAAGTAGGCATAAGTTACTCCTCTTAACTTTT